TGTGATTACTGCCTGGTTTTTAGTTAAATCCAGAACTTGATTAAGTTGTTGACCTCTATTATTTGAATCAGATGCATCAAAGTAAGTTGTATAGAGGTTGCCAGATTCAAAACTTTGAGAACCATCTGCTTTGATGGTTGACATTAATGTTTCTGTAGAACCTTTCTTTTCAAAGAGTTGAATCTCTCCATCTACTACATTGAATCTTGATATGACAATTCCTTTCTTTTTATCAATAGGGTTGTTGGGATCATCATACTTATTTAAAGACAAGGTGGTCTCATAGATGGTGTCACTACCACTCTTCTTCTTCCAATTAGAATTGTTATTGTTAGATGGCATTGATCATCCTTGCATTTAAGTATTTATTAGGAAATGTTGAAAAGGAATAGATCTTGCATCCCTTAATTCAAGTGGATATATCACATGTAAATTACCCACAACTTCATTCCAGGTATAGTTTCTAAACTTACCCCAATGATAATTCAATCCCCTAAATCCCCATCTATCTACTGATACACAAGCAATCAGTGGGTTTTGATCATACTTTATTCTTGGTGTCTTTGGTTGATACACAAAGGTGTAGTATCTACCAACATCAGGAACAACTTCTGTCTCTGTCAGAACCTCAAGAAGAGCCACCATTCTATCATCAGCAGTAGACTTGTTGATGATATCATCTACAATATACTCTAATCTATTTTCTGCGCTTTCTAGATACTCCTCTTGATCCATAATTCTTCCTAGTATAATGTTTTTCTGGGAAGATTTGATTCTCCGTCATTATCTGAAACTCAATACCATTATCTTTGGCAAACTCAGATGCTGCTTTCCACTTGGCTTTATTTATCTCAAAAGTTGCACATTCATATAAGTATGATTTTGTGACTCTACTTTTCTTCTCAGGTGGTTTTGTTTGATGGTCAGGTTTGATTTCTATAATATATCTCTTTCCATCTGTCTTTTCAATTAAGAAATCTGGATAGTATCTATGGACCTTGCCATCAGCAGGTGATACATAGGGGATTGAAAACTCTTCGCTTGCCCACTTCTTGATACTAGGATTAGTATCACACTCTTTACAAAACCTTCTTTCCCAAGAACTTCTACAGATTATATTGTCAGGGTTCCCCATATATTTGTTGGGGTTGGTGGGTTTATATTTTGTCTTTATACTTTTTCCCACTTCCTGTCTACATAGTAATAGTAATTAAGTTTATTTATAGATGGCCACTGATTCTGGCGCAAGAATAAGATCTTTTAGAACAGAGGATTTAATTACAAAGTTGATGCATTCAGCAACAACTTCAAATTATCATCTGTCTATAAATTTGCCTGGACCTGTAATAACTTATATAGAACAAAAGAAGAAAGTTGGAATCAAGGGGACAAATTTAAGAGAGAGAATTAATCTCTCATGTATTGATGCCAAACTGCCTGGGTCTTCATTTGCCACACATGAAGTTAAATCTGATTTCATGGGTGTCAGTGAGAAGATGGCATATAGAAGAATGTATGATGAGCAAATGGCAGTGTCAATGATTGTTGACCCTGAGTACAAAACTCTACACTTCTTTGAAGGATGGATGGACTATATTTCTGGTAAAGAAATTAATGAAAGAGGTGATAATAATGACTATAAGAACTTCAGGAATGGATTTAGAATGAATTATCCTGATGGTGAAGGTGGTTATAGATCACAGAGTGTAATTGAGTTGTTTAAATTTGAAAAGGATAATACAGAACGTCAAAGCATAAAGTACACTATGGTTGAGGGATTTCCAATCTCAATGGATGCAATGGAAATTAGTTATGGACCAACTGACCTTCTTAGATTGACAGTGAACTTTTCATTTGTCAGATATGTGACTGAACCTTATACTACTAGTGGAACCACTGATAGAGACTCAACCTTATCTTTGAACTTCTTTAATAATCAGGGCAACTTTTCTTTAGGGTCTCAAAATATTGCCTAAATATTCACACTGATTTTTTTATAGGATATTATGCCTTTACCAAAAATTGTAACACCAACATTTGAGTTGGATTTGCCTTCATCAGGAAAAACAATTAAGTATAGACCCTTTCTTGTAAAGGAAGAAAAACTACTTGTGATTGCTCTTGAGTCAGAGGACTCACAGCAAATTACATCAGCAATCAAAGCAGTCATTACTGATTGTATTTTAACAAAGGATGTCAAGGTTGATCAGTTGCCAACATTTGATATTGAATATCTCTTCTTAAACATCAGAGGAAAATCTGTAGGAGAGGTAGTGGATGTGAATATTATCTGTCCAGATGATGGTGAGACTGAGGTAAAGGTATCAATTAATCTGGATGATATTCAAGTCGTCACAAATGAAGATCACACCAAGACTGTGAAACTTGATGATCAATATCAAATGGATATGAAGTATCCTTCTCTTGATCAGTTCATTAGAAACAACTTTGAATTTGAAAGTCCTGACTTGGATCAATCATTTGATCTTATTGGAACCTGTATTGATAAAATCTATAGTGCAGAAGAAGTTTGGTCTACTGGTGATGTAAGTCCTCAGGAGGTGAGAGAATTTCTTGAGCAACTAAATTCAACTCAGTTTAAAGAGATTGAGAAGTTCTTTAGCACAATGCCAAAACTTTCTCATACCATTGATGTGAAGAATCCAAAGACTAAGAAAAAGAATAAAGTCACATTGGAGGGACTCTCAAGTTTTTTCGCATAGGCATGGCACATATGGATATGATGTCATACTATAAACTGAATTTTGCCTTGATGCAGTACCATAAATACTCATTGACTGAGATTGAAAATATGATCCCTTGGGAAAGGGAAGTTTACACCATTTTACTTGAGCAACATCTTAAAGAAGAAGAGGAAAGGGCAAAGAGTAAGTAATGGCAACAACTACCCCATCTAATTTGGATAAAGAAATTAATGAGGGTATTTTGCGCACATATCTTGGTGTAGAAGATGCCAGTGATATAGACTTTGAAACATATAGAACACTACTCAAGGAAAAAATTGCTGCTGCTAGAATGGGTGGCAGTAAAATGGATAGTGGTGACATCTCTTATCTTACCAATGAGTTTCTTAGAATAAGAAAGTTTAAAGTACCTGAGGGGAAGAAGAAAAAGAAAATAGATGTAAAAAAGTTTGTTCAAAAAACAGAGGAGACAAGAAAAAAATCTGAGAGATTAAATAATAAATTTTTAGAATCAAAAAAAGTAACTCCATCAGCAGCACCATCAGAGAGTGTCAAACCTCAGATGTTGATGCTTCCTCCTGCTCAGTCACCACTGGGTGGTGGAGAGGATGACCAGGAGTTCAAAGAACAAGTTTCTGAGGGATTGGAAAACATAGTTCCAAATCTTGATACACTTCAAAGTACAATGGAGAGTATCCTTGGAACTTTAAAACAGCAGGCTCTACTTGACAAGAAAGAAGAAAGAGAAGAAGATAGATTAGAAGCAAAAGAAAGAAGAGTAAGTAGAGAAAAAGCACTAGAAAGTAAGGGTAAGACTAAAGTTGATGATAAGAATCTAGGAAAGAAAGCAGTTAAACCTGTCAAGGGTATCTTTGATATGTTGATGGACTTCTTTAAGAATGTCTTACTTGGTGGTGCTCTTTTATTCTTATTGAATGTATTAAAAGATCCAAAGAAGATGCTTCAACCTCTTGTTGACGCATTGAATAATGTTTTAGGATTTTTCAATGGTATCATTAGAGGAATCAATGGATTTATAGATGGATTCAATAAATTTGTATTTGGTCCAATCAATAATTTTGTTCTAAATCCAATTCATTCATCACTCAATTTTATTGAAGACAGAATCAATGATGTCTTAGGTTTGTTTGGTGCTGACCCATTGGAAAATATACCAGATGAATCACCAGCATTGGAAATACCTAAGATCCCTGAGATCCCAATGTATGATCCATTTAAGATAAGACCAGAGAATCAAGAACAAGCACCACCAGTTCAAACATTCTCTGGTGGTGGACAGGTTACAAATAATAGTATTAACATCACAGGTGCAGGTGCAGATACACAATTGATTGCTGCACAACCTGGTGAGTTTGTGATGAGTAGAGGTGCTGTCAATAAGTATGGTGCAGATACTTTAGCTGATATGAATGCTGCTGGTGGTGGTACAAATAAACCAAGAGACAATAGAGGGATACAAGGATTCTCTAATGGAGGATTGGTAGGAGGAACAGCAGGTAATCCACCAAATGCTAAGAAGAGAAAGATATTCTTCCATTGGACTGGTGGATTCCACAATCAAAATGTTGGTCCATATCATCAAGTCTTTGATGGTAGTGGTAAACCAATGAGAACAGCATCATATGGTGTTGATAATAATGATGGCACAGGTGGATATAATGGTAATTCAGTGGCAATTGCTGCTGCTGCAATGGGTCATAAGGGAATGACACCAAAATATTATAGTGATGCAAAAGGATGGAAGGAAAATCCATTGACCAATGCTCAAACAAATGCTATGGCAAAAGAAGCAGCAGCATTGATGAAATCATATGGTCAGACTGCTTCTGATGTTGACAAAAATGTATTCACTCATGGTGAGATTGAAAGAAAAGGTGTAAGAGATGGTAAGTTAAGTTCTCCTGTGCAAAGATGGGATTTAGATTCACTTACTCCTGGACCATATAATCATCCAGGTGGATTCTTCTCCACTCAGCAGGTCAAATCTACTGGTGGCAATGCAATGAGATCCAAGATTAAACAATTTCTTGGTAGTTCAACTGCTAATGATACTTCATCTGATCAAAATTTGATGCCATCAACAACTCCTAAGGTAAAACTTGAGGGAGTATCTGATGTTAATAAATCTGTCTTTGATAGTATGAGTGAAGGGCAGAGATCAAGAGTTCTAAGTGCATCTGTTGGAACTAATGTTGAGGGTATAAATGTCACTGAAAACATTCAACAACAATTAAGAAAATATGAGACAGCACAAGTTCAATTGGGATCCTTAATTAAGTCACCAGTTGAAACAGGTTCTGCACCTGTTACTTCTCCAACTGTAAAACCCAAACCAAGGAGACAGGCACCTGGTCCAAGACCAAAATCTAGTAGTAATACTGTGATACAAAATTCTCAATCAAAGGTTCCTGCTAATGCTACGCCAATGTCTGCTGCATCTGGTGGTCCTCAGAACACAGTGCCCAACTTTTCCTCCACTGATTCTATGAATACTGAAACCCTTATTATNAAATCAATTTATAGTTTGGTAATATAATATGGCAGTACCACTTCTAGCTGGATTAGCAAAAGGTTTATTGACACAGGGTGCCAAGAAGGCTGCCACTAGTGCATTAAAAAATGCTGCCAAGGATAAAATCAAAAGTAAAGCAAAAGACTTTATTCGTAATAGAAAGAAAAAAGGAAAGGATAGTGTAGAATCATCTGGTGGTGATGGAGGTAAAAAAGGTGGTGCTCTTGTAAAAGCACTTGAAGGTGGTGGTGTTTCTGCTATTGTTAAATCATCACCAATTAAAGTTGAAGATCCTAAACTACAGACTGAAGGAAGCAAGATTGGTTTTCAGAAAATCAATATCAAAATTGAGAATATTGCTAAGATATCAGGGTCAATTGATGATGCTCTCAAAGGACAATACAAAGAAGAACTAGAAAGAAGGAAGAGAAGGAAAGCAGCGTTAGCAAGACTTAGGAGAAGGAGAAGAGAAAAACTTCTTGAGGGTGGTAAGAAAGCACTTGACTCTGCTTCTGGTGTTCTTAGTGGTGTTGGAAAAGCATTCAACATCATGGACTTCATCAAGAATATATTGCTTGGTGGTCTTCTTTTGTTCTTGTTAAAGAACTTTAAAAAAATAGTTGATGCTTTAAACTTTGTTAAGAATAATGCTTATATTTTATTTGCATCTTTAAGAGCAGTATTTCAAGCATTCAAACTTGGTGGTTCAAAAATATTACGTTTTATAAAATCTGCAATTAAAGCTCCTATCAATCTTGTTAAGAATGGTTTCAAGGGATTCTTTAAATCCTTTGGAAACTTACTGAAGAAGGGTGGATCTGCTATTGGTAATGGACTAAGAAGAATTGGTAGTGCTTTATTTGATTTTGGTGCAGCTGCACTAAAAAGAATAAAAGATTTAGCAAGAGCAGTAGGTAGTGGATTAAAAAGAGGTGTACAAGCAGCAAAAGACATAGCAAAGTTTCTAAGAGACACAGCACCACTTAAAAAATTAAAAGGTGCTCTTGCTAGTGGTGGTAGATTTTTAAAGAAATCATTTGTTACACCTGTGGCAAACCTTGTTAAAAATTTAAGTTATACTAGAGTTGGTAATAAGTTAGTAGAGACAGCATTTGATGCAAGACTTGCTCTTAAAGAAGGAGCAAAAAAAGTACCAGGTGCATTGAAAACAGGCAAAGAAGTTCTAACTAAAGGACTAACAAAAGGAAAAGAATTAGCAGGTGC